TATATGTTCAAAAAACTTTCTGATATATTCATTTAACTTTTTGTCACTTATGTTATTTTTTGAACAATAGTTCATGAACTTTTTATTTAAAGGGCCAAAGACTTGTACATATGGGTTAACTATTTCAGTAGTATGAGGGCCTTTATGATACGTTGATAGTGGTGGAATATCATTCTCTATAAATTGTTCTATTAAGAAATCATCACTTCCACCGTTCTTCGTTACACATTGTGCTTCTAATTGAACCCTATGGCTATTTGATTTTGTTGACCAACTTATTCTTGGGCCTAACCCTTGAGATAGTCTTTGTTTATCCATAGCATAATCTTCCATTTGAGTCTTTATGTAGTTCCAAGCACCTTTAGACCTCAATAGTTTTTTAACTCTGTTATGTTCATCATCTGTTTGCCAATCCAAATTATTATCAACCATAACTTGATATTCTCTTACAATGTCATCTTTGGTTATTGGTTCAATAGAATTGTTTTTCTCATTATCACCATTTGCTATTTTCCAAACTTCCATATCGTTCCAATTTTTATGGATTTCTTTTGGTATTACGATGACATCTAATTTGGCATAACTTGACCATTTAGAACCATCACCACCATAAGCATCTGATGTATGTTTACCACAAATGAGAACTTTATCCCAATGGTTAGTTTTATTATCTAACTTAAAATCTCTATCCTCTAAAATGACAACACATTTAGAACCATCTTTAATATCTTGTTGATTATCAATTTTAGTTTGAATCATGTACTGAAGTTCTGAAATTAGTTTTTGTATCTTTGATACTTCTCTGACCTGTAGGTTATCCATCTCAGATAATTCTTTTGCAGAATAATCTTCTTGGATTAAACTATCACTTAGAATTTTTAATTCAGAATACTTATCAGTTCTTCTGTCCTTTAATATTTCAAGTTCTTTATTTACTTGTTCTACTGTAGATAGATTAACACCCGATATCTGATTACCAGAAAGGTATTGAATCTTTTGGTTAAAGTAATCACCACCTGGTTTGTTCCAAAACCTATGTTTTACATCTTCAAGTAACTCTTCTTCCTTCTTCTTCATTTGTTCTGCAGTTCCCCAATGTAAAACTTCTACTGTTTTCTGACACTTTTCGTTTGAGTAAAGGTCTCTCATTTCGACAACCTCTGATGAAAAGTCGTAGAACTTTTTTTCATCTATCTTTATAGAATGGTATCCAATGTAATACCAAGTCTTTCCGTCCAATTCAAATGTCCATTTATAAACATAACCAGTAGCTACAGGATACCAATCCTCTTGTAAAACTACTTTAATACCCTTTTTCTTGTTCTTTTGTTGTTTATAAAAAGATACAATATAGGGTGTATTATTCTTTCCCATATATATTTCTCCTATTTGTGGGTTTTAAGTTGACTAAAGCTAATAATAAAAGCCTATACAAGTCAAGCCTTTTTTTTATAAAAAATAAAGATTGGTTCATATTTGTAATATTCACCTTTCATCTTTACTGAATTCTTTATCCCGCTACTACTTGGGTCTAACCCAATCATACGAGTCATTAACATTTTTAATTTACCTTGATATTCACCACCAAGACTTTCCACGATATCTATACTATCTTGTTCTAACGGATGGTATTTATCTTTACCTATCTTGATGTCTGCAATATTCCATAACAGATATCTATCATCTCTAAGACTTTCATATGCATTAGTCAATGTTGGTTTAAGAAAATTATCTCTCCAATCATCATACTTAGGATATGATTTATAAGATTGTTCCTCATCTTCACTATATTGTTCTCTATCAAAATAAGGTGGTGATGTAAATACTAAATCCAAATTACCTTTGTATTGTTGAAACTCAGGATGTTTACCTATGTGTTCTGAACCCTCTTGGAATACATGAAATGTGTTTTGGTCTTCTTCCCAAAATCTATTACTTTCCAATACCTCATTGTTAAAGAAATCAGCAACGTATTCATATCTTGTCTTTCCTAATTCATCTATGTAATTGTCCGTATTAGGGTCTGTACCAATATAATGAATTCGTTTGAGTGATGACATAGCTCCGAGAATGCGACCACCCCAACCTGATGATGGGTCGTACACATTAAGCACGTCTTGTGATATATGTTGTGTATATGTTTCATATAAATACCTTGCTGTTAATGGTGGAAAATTTACAGCTGGTTGTCCAAGTCCTAATCTAAACGCTTGAATAGCAGCTGGAAATAACTTCTGTCCTAACTTAAACTCCCTTACCAAATAAATGTATTTCTCATCATCGTATTCTGTAATGTTAGTTCTGTACTTGGGTGATAATTCTTTCACCTCTTCAGATTTCATCGAGTAGTATTTATTAGCATCATCGGTTCTCTTTTGTTGTACAACAAACCAATTGTCTGGTAACTCAGAGCCGTTTGGTATACACTTAGAGTAGTTATACATACCATCACGTTTTATCACCCTCAACATTACTTTTTGAAACTTATCTCTATAGTCTTCAGTAAACCAATCATATATAGAACCATTGTTTACTCTTGTCTTTAACATGGTTGGAAAAAATTGATTAACGGATGATGCCTGTTTGTTGTAGTTCTTGATAATATTTCTATTACCATCGTCATCAGAAACTAAAAATTCTTTACTACCTTGATGTAATGGATACTCACGTAACTTCTTAAAGTTACTTATGATATCATCAGTATTAAGACCAATGGTTGGTGGCGTACCTTTATTATCCCATTCATCTAATATGAACTCTCTGAGTTTATCAATCCAAGCGATAGTATCTTCCATAGACATCCATAAGACATCTTCGAAGTTTACGTTAACTTCTGATTCTAATAAATTACTTCTTTCGTAATAAAACTTCTTCATATAACACTTGTGGAGCTGGTGGGAATCGAACCCACGTCCTGTTTGCTTTCAATACTTAGTCATTTACAGCTTAGTTAGTTTCCATTAGTAGTAACTAACAAACAACTATGTGGATTTCTTTTACTCAGAACATATCCCTTAACTGACAGATTTAATGTCTTCTGCAATGACGATCCTGTCCAACTTATTTTATGACCGAGTGTTGGACAACTCAGTATCTTATGCAGCGTATGCGTAAGATGGTTGATAGTCAACAACTGGTTCAACAGAATCATATTCTGCTAAATGCCAATCTATTATCAACCCTGCGAGTAATGCCTCGCCAATTGGTATTGTAGGGTTTTTGTAACGAGACTTCCCTAATCTCTGCTGCACTAATGAATCGAACAACACCAGTCGATACCATTCAGCCCCAAACCTTAATCAATTTCATCATCATATTGTTCATCATAATATAAACTCTCGCCATCGTTTTCTACGGCGTATGAAATTGTTTCTATAATTTCTTCTACTATATTCCAATCTTCTTGATTGTATGCATCTTCTAACTTTTTAAGAATTACTACTAAATCCATATCTTATTATCTCCATCGTTATGCTATCTATAGATATCAACGAGTTTGAGAAAAATGTAATATTTTTTTATATTCCAAGAATTTCTTCTTCGTCTCTTTCTGTATTCTTATTTCTTTTATATTGTTTACCGCCAGATAACTTTAACAAAGACTTAAAGATAAAGTTTAGTGCCTGTGATAAAGTCATTACGAATAAAAGAAATGCATAACTTTCAGTAATTCTATGTAATATGTTTTTTATTTTTTCCATGATAGTTTATTTCTTAAAGGGTTTATTATCCAATGTAGTAACCAATGAAACCACATACCTACTACCAATCCAAAGGTTGCTAAAAATAATAACAAGGTAAGAAAAGGTATCATAAATAAAGCAACACATAGAGCACCATACTCACCTAACATAGTTGATTTTGGACTATCATCCAACTCATCAATCATTTCGTATAATACTTTTTTACCTGTTAACATTAATTTCCTTTGTTCTAAAAATGGGTTCATTAGAAGTCCCAATCCCTCAAACCATTATCCCAATCCGCACCTGTATAAGGTATTCGTATTAGAAAATATTGTTTGTCATCTATTTCAAATATACTACTTGTTGCATATGGATTTGTTATTTCAAAAACAATTCTTTCATATATTATTTCTTTTGTCTCTTCTTCCAAAACAACTGGTACTGTACCGAAGTGAACTGGTTCTATTATATCAATAATAAAATGACAACCCATTTCTAAATCAGGTGTTAGTCTGTAAGGAATCATTTCAGGTTTTGTCTGAATAACTTGACCCTTAAGTGAAGTGACAAATATAAATGTTATTATAGCAATAAGTAGATGTATCTTACTTAATTTTGTCATTACTTAGAATTTTCTCCTTTACCATCGGTTTGATAACAATCGTATCCACAATAGTATTCTACGTTAGCACCCTTGATGGTCTTACGTTCAGGATGATATTCATTTTTAACATACACAGGAACATCGAATTCATCTACTGAAGGCATTACGTAATGAGTATATTTAACCCATCTTATTCCACCACATCCTGCACACTTCTTTCTAAACGGTTCAATGTACGGCCTCTTTTTACTTGGTCTTCCCATTTTAACCTTTCTCATTTGTTTGTTTCCTTTCATATAACCATCTAACATAATGTCGAACTTTACCACCCAACTCGAAATCGTTTGGATAGTCTTCTACCATTCTTTTTATAACCTTTATTGGTGACTTCATTTTTTCTCCTTTGGATATACCTTTAAAGTCTTTATCTCTTTGTCATTGAAATTATCAAAGTATCTTGTCTTCAATAATTTTTTGTGTGCCTCATTCAAGACACTTGTCTTTGCTATGTTAATTAGAAAGTAAGGTGACTTCTTTCTTGTCTCCTCTCCAGCCGCTGTATGTTCTTCAAATGGTGAAAAACATAATGCCTTGTACTCTGATTCTCTTAACATAGTCTGTATTGATTTCTGATATTTAACCCTATCAACTTGTGACCAATCAATACCCTCAGTATTCATACATATCAATATAGCTGAATCATATTCAGAATCTAAAAAGTTTTCAAACAGATTAGAAAAACTTTGTTCTTCTGGTTTCCATATCTCAACCATTAACTTATTATTAGATATTTCAGCCTTTAAGAAAGGACATACAGCCATACCACCAAAAGACTCATGTGGTGTCTGTAAGTAATCGAAATATTCTCTAATCTCTGTTAGTATCTTTTTTCTTTCCAAAAATCTTTTCCCAATTCTTATCGAATTTACTTTTATTTGTTACACGACTCTTATCACCTTTACCAGCATTAGAATATTTTGTCGTTTCTTTTTTACTCATTTACTACCCTCAAATATTCTTGTAACACTTTGTCCGTTGGATTTACGTTCATATTATTATTCTGAAATATCTCCCAAGAGTCTTTTGCGTATTGTCCGATACCATATAAATCATCAACCGATTTGAAACCACCAACGTAACCCTCACTCATCTTACGAAGTGATTTAGCTCTTCTATTATATAAACCTAATGGTTTTAATATATTAGCCAAATCAGAATGTTTTGCTTTCATCATATCATGAGGTGTTGGATATTTTTTGAATAACTCATCTCTTATTGTATCAACTTGTTTTCTATTTGTCAAGTTAAGTAACATACAACAAGTCAACATCTTCCAACCATCGTCTTGATATATTTCTTGTAATAGTGGTCTTATGATATCTCTAATCTTCACTCAATACCCATCCATCGTTCAGAAACTTTTGTGCCTTCTTGTACTTCAACACTTGTACCGCATCACCTTTTTTAATGGTAACTAATTGATTACGACCAATCTTCTTTTCGGTTCTTTTAATCGTCATATCTATTCTTCTATCCATACACACAACACCATTCAAGTGGTCTATCTCATGTTGAACACAAACAGACTCAAGGGTTCTAAGTTCTGCATCGTTCTTACTTTTATCAGCATCTTCCCATTGACCAACTCCATCTTCAGGTTGAGGAGCTCCACTAAACAACCAACCACTCTGTTCTTGTGCTGTCTGAACATGAATATCTCTGTATCGTTTAGTGTTTACCCCTTTGCCTGGATAAGAGAGGCAACCCTCATAATAAGGTATCTCATTTTCCTTCGATATAATCTTCGGGTTGATGAGTACCAAAGGTTCACGAACGTTGACAACGGCCACTTGTGCATCAATTCCCACTTGATTAGCTGCCAACCCAATACCGTCCCCTCTTTTGTTAAGTATCTGAAATAGTTCTGTTGCAATAGAAAGTCCTTCTTCAACTGATACCTCCCGTAGTTTCTTTTTAATTAAAGGATTAGAATCCTTAAGACAATTAATTACTTTTCTCAACCTTACTCCTGTAAAGTTTAGCGTCCTTTTCATCACGAGCTAAAAACTTAGTCCCATCTTTAAGTTCAAAAGTTTTGTAGTTGTCAAACTGACCTTTAGTTTTTTTCTTTGACATTGTAACCTCTATATTTTATGATTAAGAAAATCTTTTTGTTTTTGTACAGCCTTCTTTAGTGCCTGTTTCTTTTCATTGTGCCTATCCAAAAGAATCTGTTCCTTAGTTCTACGTTTGGTTTTTTTCTTCTTGACAGGTTTAACCTTAGTGGGTGGTAAAGTACCTTTTAATTTAGGTTGTTCTTTACCCTTGTGATAAACAGTCCCATCCTTATCAACAAACTCATTCATGAAATGCCAACCTGATGGTCTACCCGTTGGTTGATATGAGGGTTTAGAAACATCAGGAAACTTCTTGTGAAGTAATCCAGTTAAGGCCCTACTACCAATGACCTCTTTACAATCCGTACTAACATTCTTAACAGGTTCACCTGTGATTTTACAATCCATGTATGCTACTCCACCTATGAAGTAACCACCATTTTTTTCGAATGTTGTTTCTTTCATTATAACTCCTTTTATTTAAGCTTCACCGACAGAACCAGATTTGATTCCCTCAGCGAAGAGTTTATGTAGGATATCATCCTCGATATCCCTATTTACTTTACTAAATAATTTATCCATCTTCATGTCATGTTCAATGATTTCATCAATGAGCATACTTACCAATGGTTGGGTCTCCCCATCACATAGTTGTTCTATCTCTTCTAATCGGTGTACTATATCTCTAAGATTCATTTTATTTCCTTTAAGTTTGAGTGCAGGACAGGATTCGAACCTGCGAATAATGGATTTGCAATCCACCCCATTAGACCACTCTGGCACCTGCACGGCCACTGCGTTGTGAGAGTAATCTACCTTGTACTTCCTCAATATGTTTACAATACTTTTTTCTGAACTTATGTCTGAACTGAAATGCCTTACAATCACAAGCCCATTCCAATCGACTCCTATCAAATCTGATATCGTAGTCTTTACCAGATATCTTGTGGTGTTCCCATCCATAATCATCAATCATTACACCATCAAACTTATCTATTATGAAATCAATCAATTCTTGTCCTTTCATATAAGTAGTCCTTTATTTTTCAAAACGTTAAGCCTCTTGTCAAATCTTTTGTACATCTGATTTAGTGCCTTCCGTTGATTAACAGATAGAAACTTTTTTGTGTTTAGTTGATTATCAATACTATTTAGAAAGTCTTCGGTACGCCATCTGTAATGTTCTGTATACTGACATTTCCATAACATTTGTTTAATGAGTTCTAACTTGGTTCGAGACTCCGATAAAAACTTGAGTTGTTTTTCTCTGACCTTTGGGTCTTTCTGTACCTTAAGATGAACTGCATATCTCTTGACTATCTTAGTAATTGCATCATTCATCTTAGGTGTAATCCTTCTTTTGGGATTAGAAAGTGCCTTATACATATCCTCAACAAAAGGTCTAAAGGAACTATCTGCCTGTAGGTAATTAGTATCATTGACTATTACCTCGAATTGTTTTATACGTTTTTCTCTGAGTAAATTATCCAATTGTCTGTTCCATTTCGCCCCACATTAGAAGACTACAATAAAGTATCTCATCACCTATAGTCCAATCCCTACCGAGGACTCCACAACCTACAAGTTCAGGAAAATTATCTTCCCAATAAATCTCACCAGTATCATGGTTGTATATCTGTTTAATGTGAAGTTCTTCATCAACCATATCCCAAACTACTGCAAAATCATCACACTCACTTCTATCGTAGTCGTTACAGAACTCTAACATTAGGTTATCAAATGTAACTTCTCTGAATGGTGGTTCTAATTCTTCAACACCAATCATATGATTTTTATTATAAATTGTTTCGTTTAACATTCAAATTTTCCCTTTTATTTATACCCAAAGCTAACAATAAAAGCGTATATGAGTCAAGCATTATTTTTACTTTTTTTAAACTTTTTTTTCATCTTCAAGTATCGTGTATCTTCACGAGCTATTTTCCAATAGGATTTAAAGATGTCACTTGATTCTAAAAACCTTTTTTCATTTCTATCAAATGGTAGAACTTTCCATTCTCCATTTTCTTGAGTCCATTTAGTACCACTACTATGATTATAATATCTACGACTACGAGTAAATCCCATATGTAGATATTTCTTAGCCATATCAGCACCCACGAAATCACCATCTTCTAAATACTTAAAGAACTTATTGATAATTTGTAGTGCTGAAAATTGTGCCTTATCTGGTGTTTTAAATTTCCACAATGGATGTAATTCTGATTTGTAGGGTTCACAAGTTAACACACCTTGTTGTCCTCTACCTATTTCGTAT